TTGGTCTTTTAGTTCTTCGTTTTTAAGAATATCTGCGAAATCCTTTGATTGGAATTTGATAACTTCGCCAGTATCAGTGTCGATATATTCATACCAAGCACCTGCTTGCTTTACTAACTTATTATCTTTCATAACCCCCAACCAACTTCCGAAATTATCAATACCTCTATCAAAGAAGATATTGAAATCTGCGTGTCTCAATGGTGGTCCTAAACGATTTTTGATAACCTGTGCTCTCACTTTGATACCAACAATCTTATCACCAACTTTAAGTTGTCCCATAGATTTCAAACGGAAACGAACAGAAGCATGGAATGCTAATGCTTTACCGCCTGATGTTGTCCAAGGGTCACTAAATGCCATTGCGTTCATCTTTTGACGAAGTTGATTAGTAAATACTAAACAAATACTTTGTCTACCAATCATATTGGTGATTTTACGCATTGCTTTGGAAATGATAATTGCTTTATCCGTAGCGTAACCATCTTTATCGTAATCAGCTTCTAACTCTTTCTTTGTAGATGCTGCTGCTACTGAATCGACTACGATAGTTACTAATCGGTTCTTATCGCCTGTTCTAACTTTCTCAATGATAGTTTCACAAGCTTCAAAAATACCTTCAACCGTATCTACTGAAACGTATAGTAATTTTGAAATATCAACACCAATTGCTTCCAAAAACTCCCTATTAACGGCAGTTTCGGTATCAACCATCGTTTAGGAAGTATGCAATCTTACCATCCTTATTTTGTTTGTTTAATGATTCCGCAAGAATACTTGCTAAATCCTCTTGTACTTTGGCCATAGTTGTAACCTATTATTAATTGTTAAATAAATCATCAAATGCTGATGCTACATCATCCTTTTGTGTTGGTTTTGTAGTTTCTTCCTTTTCCCAAGGTAAGTCACCAATTTCTTGTGTACCACCTAAATCAGCAGATGGTTGTTTTGGTGCTTGCTTAGGAGCTTCCAACTCTTCAACAACTTCATCAGAAGCAGGTGCTGAGCCTGGATTCAACCAATTCTCTAATACACCTTTTAATTCTGAATAAGATAATTCCGAATATAATTCAGTAATATCTTTTTGGTTTTCCAACACACTCTGAATTCCTTCAGGTGTATCAGCTACCTTTGATTGAGATGGTTTAACACGAATTGTTGTTGTTGGATAAGCTGCATTTGATTCTTCAGCTGATTGGATTTCTACAACGATATCTCTACCATTCATTGGGTCGGTGATATCTCCGTAATCCGGGTCAGCGATATATCCCAAAATGTCCTGATAAACAGTCTTACCAAATCCCCAAAATTTAACACCTTCATTCTCTTTACCTCTTACGATAACAGGTGCGAAAGTTCTCAATTTTGGCTCCATCTTCTTACCTGCTTTCCAATCATCGGTATCGCCTGTACGTTTAAGTTTTTCTGCGAACTCAACAATTGGGTCAGGTCTGCCAAATGATGCAGGACTCAAATAAGTTTTGTTGTTAATATTGTAGTGAAAAAATAATTCAATAAAAGGAATATCTTTATTGAATTTGTAGGGAACTAATCTGATTTGATGTTTTCCCGGTGTTGGTTTCCAAAGTGAATCTGATTTTTTGGAAGTGTTTTGTAACGAGTTGAATCTCGATAGGGCAAGTTTAATGTCCATTTTTCTTACGTTTTAAAGTTAATAATTGTTGTTTAATGTT